TCACCCTCTGATTCACTTACTAGTGATTTATAAATAGATGCTACCTCCCCAATAACTGAATCATTACTATTAGCTGCGAGTAGCTGTAAAAGACCATAGTAGGCATCATTGCAGTATTCTAACTTCTTATGTGTTCCAACTGTAATAACATCTGATAGTCTTTGTATAGGTGTTTGTTCCATAGTACTATTTTTTACCTTTATTATTCTCTTCGATAGGTTTTAATACATCACCCGAATTACTCTTAACGTAGGTTTCAATATTCTCATCATCGAATCTCTTACTTTTCTCCGTTAAGATACTTCTCAATTTATTTAATTGACCCTTTGAGTAACTATCACTATTTACATACTTCATTACAGTACTCAATGTGGATTCTTTCGTCACATATGTATTCTCTTCAATATCTGAATCAGAAACTTTTGCAAATAATTCATCATACTCAATTCCAGGGAATTTTAGATAATGCTCAATTAAGTATCTTAATAAGTACTCTCTATTTATTAAATCTTTTTCCCCTGCTGCATCTGCCAAACCTACGACCCTTTCAATAAACTCAACTGCTGCTAGCATCATATCATTTCGCTCAGATTGAACAAATGAATCAACATCAATCATATGAACTGTATACTTACGCTCAGATGAATACCTGCCAATCAAATCTAAATGAACATCATATAATTGATATAACCCTTTTATGAATGATCGTTGGTGTGTTGCTACCCGTCTTGCATACTTAGAGTCTTCCTGTAGCCTATTAGTCATTGAATCACTATCAGCAGGAAACCCTAATATAAAGTTTCGTTTCTTAACTAAATGCTCAAGGTCAGCGATCCCAGTAACATTCATGTCACCTCCTAACTCCTCAATTGTTGCACGACCCTTAGATTCTCTTACAGGGTTAAATCTATCCTCTATATGTGAAAACTGATTTTCTTGTGAGAAAGCATCATCATCTGTATAGTTTTGACCCTTGGATCTATTCCAGTTTTTTGCATATCTCTTAGCTATAGCTATTTGCTCAGAAGTTGTTGATGCTCCTACTTCGATATTATGAATACGATATAATTTTGATTTAGTTAAACGAGCTAAGATTAGAGCATCCTCAATATACTTTAATCTCTTTGATGTAGCAATAACTTTAAATAGATCTGAAAATCCATAGGTTGGGTCTTTGTCTATTGAATGTTTTTGAAACAACCATCTTCTTTTGGCAAGTATATCATCAAATACAGGTTCAAATGGTGTCATCCAGTGGATCATCTCATACCTTTGAACAGGTATCTTGTCTTCACCAATATGGAATCCTACAAGCTTACCTGCATTCTCTAATCTTACTACTGCCTTAGGATGGTATGTGTCTTTTAATGATACAATTCCTTTGTTTGGTCTAGGATCAATAATTGCTCTACAAAACTTATCGCCGTACTTAATCATGCTTCTGACAAAGTAGGTGGATTTATCATCTATTCCAAGTCTGTTATTTAAGCTATCAAGCTCTGTTTGTATGAAGTCATCCTGAGAAGAAATCCACACAGAGGCATCACTAATAGAAGAGTATTGAGTGGCATCTTGAGCCATATCTGTAACATACTTACTAACCACTTCGTCGAACTTATCAATGAAATCGACGTCATTATAGATAGCTGTTCGGATATGTTGGGGAGTTATATCTTGGGCTAGATTAAAGAAATTACCACATCCCGTATCGTAGGACATATCTATGTCCTGACCATATGCAAAATGATTAGCATCTTGCGGTCTCTCTACGTCTTTTATTCCCCATCTAAATAATTTAGGCATAAGATTTTCGTGTTTAATTAAAAAATGTCATTTATTAATATAATATGTTTTTAATTAAATCAAACCAAGACCATTCTTTAATAGATCGTAGTCTTCAACCACATCCTTTAACTTATCCATTGAGCTTATAATGGTAGCTGTCTCAATCTGACTAAATATGGTTAGCAAATAAGTATTTGCTGTCACCACATACTTATCGAAATCCTCTACCCATTGTATATCATTCACAATATCATAGATCTCAATAATAGGCATATCGGTATTCATTGACATTGCCTTAATCAATAATAATTCATATTTCTTCATATATTAATTTTTTTTTGTATATTTGTATACTTTCATATTTTATAATTTTTTAAATTATGACGCAATCCTTAAGGGTGGTATACTAATAATATACTGCCCTTTGCGTTTTAATAGTACTCATCCTCATCATCCTCAGCATCTCCAAATAACTGCTGTTGTAAGCTTTGTGGTGCATTAGCAGCCATTCTGTTTTCTTTCTCAATAACCTCCATCATATCTATAATCTGATCTGCCTTAAGTATATTGACCTGACTTTGGAATGCCTTATTATGCGTTAAGCTATATACCGACCCAGCTACTGCATCAGCTAAATCCTTTGACCCCTTCGAACCATCTGGGTTTGACGATCCATGATCAACCTTGTCCTTTGCATTGTCCTTCACCAGTCCAAACATCTCATTGTTATAAATATCATGCATCGGTATATCTATCCTCTCCTCGTAATGAACATTCCTCAATAAGTTATACGCATCCGCCGTCCTATCTACCGAAATTACCCCCGTCTCTACATAATTAGCTCTTAACAACTGTAACATGTACGTTGACTGGTACCCATCACACGACACAAACCCTATCGGCACCTGTAGTTCATCCTTTAAATACATTATGAAACGTGCCACCTTCGCCAATGGCAGCTGATCCTTATCCTGGTACTTTAACCGAAGCATTAAATCAACCTTATACGTATACTCATTTGTCTCTACCGTCTTTAATTCCATATCAATGTTTTTTACCTTCTTAATTCCATTGATATGAGACATTGCAAAACCCAATGCATCCCCCGACACCCCTATGTCTATATGTATAGCTCTCGAGTTAGAACACTCTTCTACACCTGCTTTTAACTCATCCTCTAATATAAAATCCCGTACCTGGTCGTCCCCATCAAACGACAAAAGGCACGTCTCTTTTGTTACTGGATTCTTCCTCTCTAAATTAATTGACCTTCTAAACCTATCCCTATTAGTTACAAATGAGCTTTCAGAGAATAGTGATATACCACATATATTTCTTATAGCATCATCCACATTGCTTTCAAATGAATACAGGTGATCAATAGGCACCTCTTCTACATGGTACCCAGCAGGCGGCTCTTCATCATCTCTTAGTATCCTTGAATCAATAATCTGATCACCTATCAGTACTCTGAATGTCTCATTTGAAGAATATATCGGAATGATCCTATCACTCGCTTCATCATATACCTGTGTTTTAATTTTATACCTCGGTTCATCAACTATATACGTAGTCAACTTTCCTTTATTTTTACGCACATAATCTTCTAGGAAGTCACTCTGACTTCTTTTGGATGATACTAAATAAAGGTGTCCAGGAATCCCACTTACGCCCTTAAATCGAGACTCCATTCTTTGATATATATTTGTATAGGATTCGATCACCTGGCTCTTAGACGTCTCACTAGCTGCCTTACTCATACCAGCAGACGTATGTCCAAAGTTTGCTTCATCAAGTAGCGCACTATAGATCGCCTGACCTAAACTGTGCGAAAATCTCGAACCAATTAATATATCAATTTTCTTAGGGAATAAAATAGAATTTACCGAGCGTGGATTAACCGTAGCAATCTCTCTGAAGTACGGACTTTCCTTTATTGTATCAGTCCATATCTGTAAGCCTACATTACCAGCCAAAGTTAAGGTAACATTGAACAGTGCAAATACTATCCTTGTATTAGGTGTTAAACCATAATAGGCTTGGGGGTTACGCAGGCAAAGTAATTTATATAGATCATAGAGCATGCAGGCAATTGATATATTGGTTTTACCTATACCAATGGCACCTGATAATACTATTTCTATTGCTCTACTTTCTGGGGAAAAAATATTTTGAAGGTGAGGTATCCATGCAGGATAGAGTCGTTTACCAAACGTATTACCTAAATAATACGGATCATTCATAAACTCTAATATTCCTACTGGCTTACGCTCATAATCAATACTCCAAAGAGACTCTAATATGGATGAGTCCCCTGTTTCTTGAAATTGATTTATTATACTAAGAGCTACCTCACGCTCCTCTAATGAAAGAGAATCAACAAGGGCTTGTAGCTCCTGAGCTTCATTTGAAGGAAGGATACTATTTAATGACATAAAACACAATTACAATATCTAAAACTATCTTATTTGGACTTAGGCGTAAACTTCCTTAATCTATTCATACAACCTTCATACTCACTGCTCCCCTTACTATAATAAAGAGAGCACACAAGCATAAAATCTTGGTCTGTGAATGGATGCGCTACACCATCAGTCTTAACACCACCCGTATGTACGGAGGTGGTGGCTTCTTTACATAACCTATCTAACAAATCAGAATCAAGCGATTCTATTAGCTCTTTCATTAGCCGTTTGCTCCCTCTGTATTTTGGTACTCTTCATCTTCTTCATCTTCTTCATCTTCTTCATCTTCATTACTTCCCATTTCGTCTTCTTCCTCTTCCTCTTCCTCTTCCTCAACTTTTTCTTCTTCAGCATAGTCTTCACCTAACTCGTCTTGCTTTTGTTTTTCAAGCTTGAAAAGTTTAGCTGCTTTTACAGGTAATTCTTTTAGAAATTCCAAACCTTTTTCACCTTCCATATCTAATGCTTTAGCTACTAATTCATCTAAAAGTTTACGCTTACCATTAGGTTGAGTTACAGGAGCCGCACTAGCTCCTTCTTCGTCCTCTTCAGCTTGCTCACACATGCTGATTTTATTTAGGATTTCGATTTCAGATAACTCTTCTGATTCAATCAATTCTTTAATGTTTCTCATAATTAATCGTTAGTTAATAAATTACTAAATTTGTCAGCAAGTGTCCTGA